GCCCGTTTCTTTCAACAGCATCCCAGCCAACTGGCGCATGCCCCTATACTGGGTGGAAGTAGACCCCAGCATGGCCGGCTATCCAAGCTCGCGCCTGGCGTCACTGATCATCGGCACCATGCTTTCGACCGGCACCGCGTTGCCTGACGTGCCGGTGCCGGTGCCGTCGCAGGCCGACGCGCGCCAGTTGTTTGGTTACGGCTCGATGCTCGACGGCATGGTGCAGGCGTTCACCCAGAACAATTTTGCCCAAGAGCTTTGGGTGGTCCCGATCAAGGAAGCGACCGCGGGCGTGGCCGCGACCGGCAAAATCTCGGTTACCGCGGCGGCGACAGCGGCGGGCACGCTGCCGGTCTACGTCGCCGGCCGCAGGGTGCAGGTGTTTGTTGCTGCGGGCGAGCCGATGGACACGACCGCGACCAACATCGCCGCTGCAATCAATGCCGATCCGTCGATGCCGGTGACCGCGGTTGCAACTACTGCCGAGGTCGATCTCACCTGCAAGTTCAAGGGCGTCGAGGGCAACGACATCGATGTCAGGCTCGCCTATGGCGGCGCGCTCGCGGCCGAGCAGGTGCCGATCGGCCTCCTGATCACTCTGCCGGCCACCAACAAGCTGACGGCGGGCACCGGCGATGTGGACATCACGCAGGCGCTCGTGAACCTGGGCGATGAGCCCTACGAGTACGTCGCCACCGGGTACACCGACAGCACGTCGCTCGCGTTGCTGGAAGGCGAGTACGGCTTCAGCGACAACGGCCGATGGGGCTGGATGCGCCAGCTCTACGGACACATCTTCGCCGCCAAGCGCGGCGTCGCGGCGGCGGGCGATGCTGTCGGCTATGCCGATCTGTTGCAGTACGGGCCGAACAACAACAGCGGCGTCGTGTCGGTCATGGGCATCGAGTCGAACTCGCCCACCCCGCCCTGGTGCTTTGCTGCGGCTTACACCGCAAAGGCGGCGCGCGCGCTGGTCAACGATCCGGCGCGTCCGTTGCAGACGCTCTCGCTGGACGGTTGCCTGCCGCCGCCGAAGCATCAGCGCTTCACCATGCGGCAGCTCAACGATCTGGCCTGGGTCGGCATCGCCACGCAGGCGATCAACGCCGATGGCGTGCCGGCGATCAAGCGGGAAAGCACCACCTATCAGAAAAACCTCTACGGCCAGGGCGACGATGCCTATGAGCTGGTGCCGACGCTGGCCACGCTGGCGGCACTGTTCCGCTCGCAGCGCTATGCGATCACCAGCAAATATCCGCGTCACAAGCTGGCCGATGACGGAACGCGCTTCGGTGTCGGTCAAGCCATCGTGACGCCGAAGATAATAAAAGCCGAGCTGATCTCGCAGTACCTACAGGACGAGTTCTTGGGGCGGGTCGAGAACCTGACCGCATTCAAGCAGAACCTCATCGTGGAGCGAGCAGTTGACGACCCGAACCGGGTCAACGTCCTCTATCCGCCCGACCTCATCAATCAGCTTCGGATATTCGCCGTGCTGGCGCAATTCAGGCTGCAATACAACAGGGGCGTCGATACCTCGATCGCCGCCTGATCGAAATGTTGTTGAAACGGCACGGCGCGCATACAGGCCGTGCGCGCCGTTTTCATCATGGGAGACGGAATTTTGTACGGGAAGGTGAACAAACCATTCTGGAGCGACAAGCCGGTGGTCGTCATCGGCGGCGGCCCGTCGCTGATCGGTTTCGACTATGAGCAATTGCGCGGCGCGCATGTGCTGGCGGTGAAGGGAAAAATCTTCGGCATTCCGTGGGCGGACGCGGTCTTCGGCCTCGACGTGAAGCGCTACACGGAATGGCGCGAAAAGCTCGCGGAGACACGCACGCGCGTCTATTGGGCCGTGCCCGAGGAACAGCTCGACCAGGCAGGGCCACCGCCCGCGAAGAACATCACGCTACTGAAACGCATGGACGGTCGCGGCCTGTCGGACGACCCAAGTGAAATCTATGGCGGCGGCACCAGCGGCTTTGGGGCGCTGCAGGTCTGCATCCACAAGCAGGCACGGGCAATCGTGCTGCTGGGCTTCGACTACAACGGCGGATGCGAGCAGCAGAGTGAGAAGTGGGATGAGTGGGCCGAGCACTTCGCGGTCTATGCGCCCTACTTCAACGAGCACCGCATCAGCGTCGTGAACGCCTGCCCCGCGTCAACAATCAGGTGCTTTCAGAAAATGACGCTTCCCGATGCCGTCGCGATGGTTCGCCACAGCATCGGGGCGTGAGTTCAACGCCGCCTAAAAACAGGAGAAACACCATGCCCCAAGGCCCGTTCGCTGGAACCGCGTATCTGAAGGTCGATAGCAATCAATACCCGCTCAAGGGCAACCTGACGGTGTCCGCGTCGGCGGTCGAGCGCACCGGCATCGCGGGCCAGGACTACGTCCACGGCTATCAGGAGCTGCCGCGTGTGCCCTACATCGAGGGCGACGTGTCAACGCTGCCCGAGGTGTCGCTGGACTTCCTCGAAGCCATCACCAACGCGACGGTGACCGCCGAGCTGATCAACGGCAGAACCTACGTGCTCAGTCAGGCGTGGACCAAGGGGCCGCTCGAAATCAACACGCACGACGGACAATTTCGGATCAGGTTCGAAGGCGTGAGCTGCATCGAGATGGCGCCGTAAAAGGAGCAACCATGCAAGAGGCGGTTAAGAAGACCGAGCCAGAGGCCGCGGCGCCACCGCGGTTGAAGGAAGTTGTTGTTGATCTGATAACGCCGGTGCAAGCGCACGGCGAGACGATCAAGCAATTGAAGTTTCGCCGGCCGACAGGCGGCGACATAATGGCGATGACCACGGGCTACCCGATCAACATCAACTGGCAGAGCGGCGAAATCACCGTCAACCCGCCCGTGATGGGCGACATGATGTCCCTGCTCGCGTCGGTTCCGCCATCAACGATCAAGTCAATGGACGCGGAGGACTGGTCAACCTGTGCCTATGCGTTGATGCGTTTTTTCCCGCCGGGCGTCCAGGGGACGCAGTCTTAAACTGCTACCGCTTGGCGAAATTCTACTCGCGGCCTCCGGGCGAGTTCTTGGCGATGACGCTGGACGAGGTCAATCAGCATATGCACTGGACCGACATGCTGTTGGCGACCGCAGAAAAGCAGCGACGACCGGATTAAGGGCGGAACGACATGGCCAATGAAGATGTCCTGAGACTTCGCGCAACCTTCGTCTCAGACCAAGCGCTGGCGAACATCCGCAACATGGGCCGCGAGATCGGCCTCATGCAGACGAAGGCTGGCACCGGCGCAAAGGCGGCGAGCAAGGAGTTCCAGGCGCTATTCGGGTCGCTGCAGCAGGTCGGCGGCGCCATCACCGCGACATCGTCGGCTTTCGGATCGTTCGGCCTGGGCGCGGCCGGCGCCGCCGGTGCAGCCGCGGGGCTGGTGCTATCGCTCAATCGCGTGGCGAATCAGGTCGTACAGCTCAAGTACGCGAGCAAGGAAATCGGCATGTCCGAGCGCGATCTGCGCGCTTGGATGGAGACAGCCGAGAAGGCGGGACAAGCCCCCGAGGCGATGCTGGGAAGCCTCAAGAGCTTCAGCCGCACCATGAACGAGTTTAAGTACAACATGGGCGCGGGGTTTGATGACATCATCTCGCGCGGTGGCGGCCCGCTGATCAACGCCCTAAAGGCCGCAACGACGCAGGGCGAAAAGCTCAAGATCGCGTTCCAACAAAAAGACCGGATGGATAAGGCTGATCCGTCCGGCTTCACGTCGCGAATGTATTTCCAATCGATCGGCCTTGGCGCGGAAGCCGCTGCGCTGTCGCTGGATCAGTACAATAAATCGCGGGCAAAGATGGAGGACATAACGCCTGAACAGCAGGCGGCGGCGCAGAAGTACAAGGACTCGCTGGTCGAGATGGGCACGGCCTGGGACAAGCTCGTGCTGGTCGGCTCGAAGCCGCTGTTTCCGGCGGCCACAGGGGTAATGAATGCGATAAGCGGAGCGATTGAATCGAACATCAAGCAAATAAACGAGATGGATAAGACGTTGCAGGCCGCGAAGGATAAGTGGGCAAAGGGCGACTACAAAGGTGCTGCGGCGACTGCTTTATTTGGTGAAGGTGACTACAGTTCATATTCAACCAACCCTGCCACGCACCCGATACCTCCACCGCTGGTGCGGGTTCCGCAGCCAAACATCTCGGGGATACCGGGAGTGCCCGGATCGAGGGCACGCCAAATTCCGCACATGGCGCGCGGCGGCATCGTCAGCGGCGCAACGCTGGCGATGGTTGGCGAAGGCGGCCCCGAGGCGGTCATCCCCCTCAACAAGCTCGGCGGTGGCAGCGCCGACAAGGCCGACGAGGTCCACACCGTCAAGGAAGGCACCTTCCAGGCGTTGATGGATTTCAAGGACTACATCGATGCCGATCGCCAGGGCAGCGGGTTCCTCGGCGGCGGTGGTGGTGGTCCCGGCGGCGGAGCACCCGGCGGTGGTGGCGGCGGCGGTGGTGGTGGCGGCGGCGGTGGTGGTGGCGGCGGTGGCGGTGGTGGAACGCCCGGCGGCGGTGGTGGCCCTGTTCTCGACACCAGCGGCAAGCCTGTCGATCCGCAGACGGTGGCCGGCCTCAAGCAGCTCGCGGCGTCCGGCAACACCGCAGGCATGCGGCAACTGATGTCCTCGCGCGGCTATCGCGTAGACAGCGCATGGTGCGGTGACCTCGCGCGCGCTTTTAGCGGTGGGTCCGGTTATCAGGTGCCGAAGGGATACTCGGTCGCTTCGAACTGGCGCAGCATTGGCGAGCATGGCGAAGGGGCGAACATCAATGATCCGGGGCGGGGCTTCGGCAGCATCGTCGCAAGCAAGACCAACGTGAAGATCGGCTCGACCGGCGGTCACGTCATGGAGATCGAGCCGGGCAGCTACGACCCGAAGACCAACACGGCGATGGTCGATGACACGGGCGGCCGGCGCCGCCGATCATTGAGCGGCTTCGAGATACGTTTGCTCCAGAAGGCGACCGGCGAGGTAGACAAGCCGAGCAGCGTGCCGGCGGGTGCTGCTGGCGGTGGCGATGCCCACAAGTTCATGCGTGGGCTTTCGTTCCTCGAAACAAGCAACGACCCGAACGTGGCGGCAAAAAGCGAAGGCGGCAACACGGGGTTCTTTCGGCAGAACGCCCGTGATGCCGCGCAGGCCAAGCGCGCTGGCTTGCCTGATCCGCGAACCGGAACCTACGACCAGCAAGAGGCTGCAAATTGGGCTTACATTCAAAAGTTTTTCCCGAAAGCCGCCGAAGCAATCAAGCGCGGCGACTACGATGCGGCTTCTCAGATGTTGCACGGGCATTGGGTTGGATTGCCCGGCGGCTCGCAGCCGCAGACCGCAGAGCGCATGGCCGAATGGCGGAAAACTCTGGCGCCGGATAAGGACGACGCAGCAGACCAGCGTACCGCGATACACAAGGACTTCGGCAAGGGCTTCACCCACAGGATGCAGGCAGCGCTCCAGGCGGCGAAAACGACCGCGACCAACCCCGGCACACCGGAGGAAATGGGAGGCTTCGCCGCCGATGTGACGGCGATGACGCTGGCGGGTGGCTCTCCGCAGAACATTCACGACTACATGGCCAAGCACGGCATCAACATGAGCGTGGCGACGTGCGGGCAGTTCATGGCGGCGATGGTCAAGCGGCATGGCGGCGAGCCGCCGCAAGGTTTTGAAACGGCTTCTAACTGGCGTGGATGGGGCGAAGGAGGTTATGCAGGCGGACCCGGTATGGCGAATATCGCGGTAAGAAACACCGGGAAAACGGGGCAGGCAGGATCGCACGTCACGGCGGCGGTCCCGGTCTACGACGACAAAGGAAACATCACAGCTTGGCAGGGGATTGGAGCAAATCAGTTCAACCCGAAGGGCGCGCAGCACGGCATCGGCCAGTATGGCCATGATGTTGTTTCAAACCGGCCGATCACGATAGGGAGCGGACCAAGGCAATATCAAATCAGGCATATGTTGCTTGGTCCCGATCAGGAGGCTCCGACCGCGCGCGTTGACGGCGCGGTGAACACGGGTGCGGCCGGCGCGTCGAATGTCCAGGGCAGCGTGAACGTGACCGTCAATTCGAACGGCACGGCGGCGAAAACGAATGCCAGTTCCCACGGCAGGCTGTGGCAGAACACGACGATCCAAAGCTACAAGCAGATGCAGTTGACCGACAGACCGGGAATAGGTTTCGGGCCGACATGATCATCACCGACATCAAGAACCCGTGGCGCAATGCGTTCCGAACGGCGTGGTTCCGCGGTGCGTTTTTCCATGTCGATACCGATGCGCGCGCGGGCGGCCGGCGCGTGGCGCTCCACCAATATCCAAAGAGAAATTTACCCTACGCCGAGGACATGGGCCGCACCGCGTTTGCGATCACGGTGCAGGGTTATTTGATTGGACCGAACTATCTCGATGACATGGACATTCTGATCGGATGCTTAGAAGACGATGGCCCTGGTTTGCTGAGTTTGCCGCTGCCGTACAATCTGCAAGATGTAATGGTGATGGTGCAGGGCTACAGCGTCACGACGAGTCGCGAAAAGGGCGGCTACTGCGCAGTCGAAATGGCCTTTGTCGAGTACGGCGACCCGACCTTCAGATCAACGGTCGCGACACCGGCTCAAATAAACGAGTCGGCTACAACGGTCGAGAACACGGTAGCGGGCACGCCGACACCGACAACGGCAACCGAAGTGCAGCCGTATGCTGCCGTCTACAACAGTGCAGGCGTATCAGACGTAGTCCCGAATTTGGAGGAATGATGAACTCCGACGAAGCAAATGAGGTTCTCGGCATCGTGCGGCGGATTGGCCCGGTAGTGCTGTCGGCTGCCGTCAGCTTGTCTGGGACCGTGGGGACATCGCTGCGTCGTGCGGTTGGAATGATGGTGGCAGATCAGAACATGATCAACATGCCAACCTTTGCCTATGCGTTCTCCGTTTGCGTCGATTTGGCGCGCTTCTGCCAAGCGACATTGGTGACGATGGACCGGGTACGCAAGGCCGCGCTGACGGAAGCGCCGTTCAGCCTGCCAGCGGTTTTGACGGTCCAGGCAATCGTGCGGATAACGCTGGCCGCGAATGCCCGCATAATAGCAACGACAACCTACAAATCGCGCGACCAGGTTGAAGCGGTGGCGGTGGCAATAAATGAGGCGTTCAGCGCAACCGAGGAACGGGCCTCAGATGATCTCGACAGCGCAACCTATATGGCGCTGATCCGCTTGCATGGAAATGTTGTTCAGCATTTGGCCACGCGCGCCCGCGAGCTGCCGCGCCTCATCAGCTACGACTATGCGACGGTGATGCCAGCGCTGCGAATGGCGCAGCGCGCCTATGGCGATCCGACTCGGTTTGCCGAGTTGATTGCCGAGAACGGTATCGTGCATCCCGCTTTCATGCCCGCATCGGGCAAGATGCTGGCGGTGTGAGATGGTCGTAAGAATACTCGATGCCCCGAACCCGCCGTCCAGCACGGCACCCCCGAGCAATCAGCCGGTTACGGCGCCGCCGGTTGCAAAGCTGCCGTCGAGTGTTACCGATCCGTATCAACAGGACAAAGTGGCAGCCCGGATCAGGAGCGGCAAGGAGGTCGTGACGCTGGAAGTGCGCGGAACGCTGTTCACGAACTGGACGACAGTGCGGGTCGAACAGAAGGTGACGGAGTGGTTCCCAACATTCCAGTTTGAATGCTCCGAGGCTGTTCCGGTCCCGCTGTCGATCGAGTCGGCGCAATTCGTCCCCGGCGATGTGGCGCGCGTCTATGTCGGCGGCGTGCCGGCGGTCTACGGCTACATCACAGAGCGCCATGTCGGCTACGACGCCAAGCAACACGGCGTCCGGCTGATCGGGGTCGGCAAGACCTTCGACCTCACGAACTCGTCGGTCCCGCCCGACAAGCTCGAAGGCCATGACGGGCAGACGTGGCAGCAGCTCGCGGACTCGATCACCGCGCATCTCGGTATCAAAATCAAGCAGTACGGTGAGGTAGACAACAAGCCGTTCGACAAGATCGGGATTTCTCCGGGGGAGACGATTCAGACCGTGCTGGAGCGTTACGCCCGCCCGCGCAACATCGTCATCGGTTCTGATCCCTATGGAGCCTTGCTGGCAATTGGGGAAAATCAAGCGACCTCGACCGGCGATCTGATCGAGAGCGGCAATATCTTGCGAGCCAATTGCGTCATTCGCGACCCGAATGTCTACAAGCAGATTTTTGCTGTGGGGCAAGGGTACGGCAGCGACGACAACAATGGCGACCCGATGAACAAGCAGATGGTGTTCCTCGAAGGGACATCGACCCGCAACCGCGTGATCGTGGCGGTGAACGATGTCGCGGAGCAGGATATGCACGGTCTGCAACGCCGCGCCCAGATGGAGCGGGTGTTCACTGAGGGCAGCAAGATCGAAGCCCAGATCACGGTGCAGGGCTGGTTCAAGGATGAAAACACAAGCAGCGAGATATGGCGTGCCGGCGAGTACTACTACATCTATTCCCCGTCCCTGATTCTCGATGACATTCTTGGCTGCGCGGTCTGCGTCTATGAGCAGAGCGATGCAGGCAGCACAACGACGATGACGCTGGTAAAGCCGATCCACATGAATGGACGCTTCAACTATCGGAATTTCACCGTCCCTAATCTGCCGGACCTACAACAGGAAAATCAATCGCCATGAATAGAAACAGCCTGATGGAAATCTCCGGTCGGGTCATGCACCAGTTCGTTCGCCTGACGCTCAACAAATCGAACGACGACCCGATGATGCAGGAATTGCACGTTGATGGGATGCTCTCGGACGTGCGCAGCATAGTGGAGCGCGTCCAGCATTTCGGGTTTACCTCGACGCCGCTGCCGCGAGATGAGCAGCAGAAAGGTCAAGGCGGCGGCGGAAGCGGTGGCGACCAGATAAAGGGGCCTGCCGCCGAGGCGATTGCCGCATTCATCGGAGGCCAGCGCAATCATCCGGTGGTCATCGCGGTCGATGATCGCAGGCATCGTCCAATGGGGCTGAAGCCGGGGGAGAACGCGCAATATGACGACATCGGCCAAATGACATTGTTGCGGCGAACCGGGCTGTTCTTGCTGTCGCTGGATGGCGACCAGAGCCAGCAGAGCGGCGGCGGCAAGGACGCGAGCGGCGGCAGCAGCAGTCAGAGCACGGAACGCATGGTGTCGATCCGCCATGTCGAAAAGCAGAAGCAGCAGCGCGGCAAGGTTGGCGCCAGCGGTGGCGGTGGAAGCGGTGGTGGAAGCGGCGGGAGCAGTAGCCGCACGATCGAGATCACTGAACAGGCGGCGGCTGGCGGCCAGCAAAGCAAGAGCAAGCAGGACTACAAACACGAAGGCGAGACGGTGAACAACGAAATGCGCGTCACCAAGAAGCGCATCGAGTTCCGATCTGGCGATGACGTGGTGGGCTACTACGACAAGCAGAGCAAGACGTGGTGCTTCATCGGCAAGGTGAAGCTCGGCACCGAGAGCGCATCGCATCCGGTCTACGGCGTCAATCAAGGGCTCGGCATGACGACCGATCCGAACGGCAGCGATGCCGTGCTGGTCAACGCGCCGAAGCCTGGACCGCCGACATCGCAGGACGAGCGGCCATGAGCAGCGATGTCCGCTTCCTCCAGCAGCTCGACTTCCCGGCTTATGCCGTGCAGCTCGATTGGCTCCTGACGGACCAAAATCTGGTCGCTGACGGTTACGACCTGCAATCGGCCGTCATCGTCGCGCTCGGCACCGATGCGCTGGCGCCGCCCGGAGCGGAATTGCCCGACCCCGACGACACCGACAGGCGCGGATGGTGGGGCGACATGGACGCCGATTTGATCTGGCAGGGCTGGCCGGTCGGGTGCCTGTTGTGGCTGTTGTCGCGCGCCAAGCTCACCGATTCGAGCGCGCGCGAGGGCGCGACATTGACGCGGGCGGACGGCTGGACGCGCGCCGCAATGGCACCCTTCGTGCAGCGGCGTGTGGCATCCCGCATCGAGGTGACCTCGGGACAGAGAAACACGGATCGCATCGACATCGGGGTGACCATCTATCGTGGGCCGAGCCCGCCGGTGGAGTTGTTGTATTCGGAGCTTTGGGACGACTTGAAGCGAGGCAGATAAGTAGATGCCCTGGACGACGCCAACGCTTCGCGACATACGCCGCCTTTCGCGCGACTACGTGCTCGCGCAGTTGGGCGCGAAGGTGATGATTCCAAATTCCGTGCTTCGCATTATGAGCGATGCGATGTCGGGACTCGCGAACCTCGCCTATCTGTATCTTGATTGGCTGGCAAAGCAGTTGATGCCGGACACCGCCGAACGGGAGTGGCTGGACCGGTTCGGCATAATCTGGCTGACAAATTCGGACGGCTCGAAGGGACGCAAGGTCGCCACCTACGCTTCCGGCACGGTTCAATTTCTCGGCACGTTCGCATCGCCAGTCCCGGTCGGCACCCTGATCACGGGCGGCAATGGCGTGCCGTACCAGACGACCAGTTCCGCAACGATCGATGAGCTGGGGCAAGGGACATCCGATGCCATTTGCTTGACGGCCGGTGTGATCGGGAACCTGCCCGAGGGCGATGCAATGACGCCCTCGCCAGCCGTCGATGGCATCGATAGCGCGATCCTGATCAGCGACATGAGCGGGGGTGTAGACACCGAAACCGATGAGCAGCTTCGCGAGCGCATTCTGTTCCGCATTCAAGAGCCTCCGATGGGCGGCAACCAACAGGATTACGTGCGCTGGGCGAAAGCCGTGCCCGGTGTCACGCGCGCGTGGGCAGAGTCGGAGATGGGCATCGGAACTATGACGTTGCGGTTCCTCATGGATGATTTGTACCCGGACAATTACGGGCTGCCAACACCGGCGGATGTGCAGACCGTGAGCGACTACATCGACAGCGTGCGGCCGGTCACCGTCAAAGACTGTTTCGTCATGGCCCCGCTGCTTTATTTCTACGATGTGACGATCAACAAGTTGTCTCAGGATACGCCGACTGTTCGCGGAAACATCGAGGCGTCATTGGCAAAAATGGAGTTCGTGCGCTCGCAGCCGGGCCAGACCATGTACCGGTCCTGGGTGGACGAGGCGATCAGTCAAGCAATAGGCGAAATCGATCACGAGCTGACGTTCACAACCGCCGTAATGCCGGGACCAGGCTACATGCCGACTTTGGGAACGATCCTCTATGTCGCCTGATAAGCACATCACGCGCTCGGGCGAGGACTACGCTGAAGCCATGCAGCAATTGCTTCCGCTCGGGCAGGCGTGGCCGCGCGACTACGACAGCGTGCTGATGAAAACGGTGCGCGGCTTGACCGGCATCTGGGGCAACATCGAGGGCCGCGCCTCGCAATTGCTGGAGATCGAAAGCGATCCGCGCACCACAACGGAATTGTTGCCGGATTGGGAACGCAATTGGGGCCTGCCCGATCCCTGCATGAAAGACCCGCCGACCAGCCTGGACGAGCGGCGGCAAGCCCTGGTGACGAAGATGACGAGCATAGGCGGGCAGTCCCGCCAGTATTTCATCGACGTTGCCAAGCAGTACGGCTACGAAATAACGATCACGGAATACGCGCCCTACATGACCGGCGTTTCGCTGGTGGGCGACACGCGCGGCTTGGACAACAAGACACCGCCGGATGATTATCGCTGGCGGCTTGGTCCGCCCGAAATGCGCTACTACTGGACGGTTCACGTCAGCGCGACGAAGCTCACCTACTTCCATTGCAATTCGAGCCAGTGCGGCATCGACCGTCTGTTGCGCATCGGACTTGCCGACGATCTGGAATGTATCCTGGATGAATTGAAGCCGGCGCACACCGACATCGTGTTCGATTACTCGCCGCTTGAAGCGCTGGACTTTACGCAGTCGTTCAACTCGCAATACCTCGCACTCGGGATGATGTAGATGCCGGACAACAAGCAAATCAAAGACGGCTTGGGTGATCTGTTCACGATCAGGATGCGGGATATTTCCGCAGCCGCGGACGGGTCGCTTGTGCGCTCGCTGATCTTCGCGACCGCCGCTCCTGTCGATTTTCTCGGCGGCGGGTCGTTTCATCGCGCCAGCAAGAGCGGGACGATGGTGGCGAACATCGGTGCCGCCGCGCCGATCTACTCGTTCCAGTGGCCATCGGTTACGGCAGTCGCCTTGATCCGGCGCATTCGCATATCGGCATGGAGCATGGATGTCGGTTTCACGCCGGGCATAGCGGAATTCGACATGGTGACGGCGCGCGCCTTCGTGACGCAATTGTCGGGTGGCGCGCAGGCGAACCTTGCCGGAAACAGCGCGAAACTACGGACCACGATGGGGTCTTCGCAGGCCAACATCGTTTACGCGCAGACGGCGGCGCTGACCGGCGGAACGTACACAGCCGATCCGGGGCCGGGCGCGACCGAACGATGGGTGGCGGGGGTCGGCGGCAACGTCTACACGCCAATCACCACCGGGATGATGAAGCTGTTTGAGAAGGCGCAAGGCGAGATGCCGCTGTGGGTGGCGAAGCAGGAGGGCTTCATCATTCAGGCGACAGTACCGCAGACAGGAACATGGTCGTTCAGCATCGCGACCGAATGGGACGAAGTCCCGCCATACACCTACGGAGCTTGATCCCATGCTATACAATCAGCCGCTCGACCAGCCCGCAAATACGAATGCGCCCTACATCGACGGCAATCCTGCTGCTGGCATTCAAGGTTCGATTGTCCCAGCAGCATCGATTGAATACGACCAGCGCGAGGTGGTCGAGGTCATCACACGCGCGAACGTGCGCGGCTATTCGGACTTTGCCGGGGTGCCGTGCGCGGTCCCGGCGAACACCGATCTTTCCCAGCTCCGCAAGGCGATCGAAGGCTACATCACCAATTGGCAGTTTTTGATCACAACGGAAGTGACGTTCAAGGTTCACGGCTCGGGCGCTGATTTTGCCGACTTGAATGCAGCGTTCGCCTATCTCGGGAAATACAAGATTACGCCGACAGGGCATGTCATCCTGCAATTGGCGGGCGCTGCGTCCGGGTCCGCGCAGGCTCAACAGTACGTCTACACCAAGGGAATTATTGCTTCGCATCCAAACAATGATCGCATCTCGATTTTCGGTGCGCCATTGCTGGCGCCAGTGCCGCGATCGGATGCCGGCTACGCGTGGAACGGATCGTCGGCCGTTCAGCGGAATACCGACATGGCGACAAATCTCGCTGTTCTGAGAAGCAAGTTTGCTACTGAATTGCATTTTTCGGGCGGCGCTCTCACGACAGCCTCGTTTCCCGCCGCCGGCTTCCAGATTATTGGTCTATCGTTGATGCATCTCGACGGGATATTGTTGACCAGCGACGGCAACCCATCGCAAGGGACCGGCTTTCTTTTCAACTGTAGTGGCTATTTGAATTGTATGCCGAGATCGATTATGGGGCCGAGTCCGTGGGCCTATGATGGTCTTGCGGCCGTCAACTGGAGGGGCGGCTGCGGCTTTCAGTTCGATGTCGGTGCCGGCATAGCGATCGAAGGGGAAGCGGGTGATTTTAATTTCAATTCACCGCTGATCGCTATCTACAACCAAAGCGGACTCGCCTTGACGAATGGCGGCTTCATCACTTCAAATTCGAACCTGATCGCTCTCGGCAATGACACCGGCGGTATGTACCTCTGGCCACGCGCCGGCACGCAATGGGACGGCGGTATATTCTGCAACGCAAATGGTGGCCAGGGCGTCCAGTGCTATCTGTCCTCGACCGGCTATCTCGCCGCACCGATGATAAACGGTGCTTACACGGGCGGCCCGTCGCATTGTTTCCGCAACGGAGGCTACGGGCTCTGGCTAGAGATGTCGAACATCTCAGCGAACATCGATTTCGGCTCCGGTGCGAACGCCAATGTTGCGGGCGCAATCTACGCAGCCAACAATGCCGGCGTCCAGCTCTGGGGCTCCTATGCGAACGCCACGCCATGCAGCCCGGCATTCGGAACCACTGGCAACAACAACTCAATGATCAATGTCGGTTGGTAGAGAGGGCGGACTCAAATGAAGCTGATTTATTGTTTGAACGGAGTCGTTGTCGGCTCTCACGACAGCGCGCTGAACATCCCATCTTCGGTGTACGGGAGCGGTGTGCGCGTCATTCCGTATGACCCATCGATGGGGGAATTGCCGCGCGTGGGTACGGCTCCGGTGTTTCCAGAGAGGGACACCCGGCCATACGGACAACCGGTCGAAACACCGGAATTGTTGATGGGCTATGCCGGTCAGGTGCGCTGGGAAACCGTGACGGCCGGAATAGCCTACGGAAGTATCCCGGCAAATACGGACCGCGTCAGCCAAACGCTGATCGCAAATCTCGCGCAGTATGCGGCGACCCTCGCGCCGACAGACACCATCTCCTTCACGCAGGACGGTGTCGCCTATCAAATGACGGCGCAGGACGCCATCACTTTGAACAATCAAATGGTAGCACTGGCGCAGCAATGCCGGACGGTCGAGGCGGAATGCCTTGCCGATCTTACGGGCGCGACGCCAACGATCCTAACCTACGATGATGTCGAGGCACGCTTCGCTGGATTGCGGTCGAAGACGCTGCGATACAAGAAGGCATGACATGGCTGGCCCTTCCTACTACACCGGTCAAATGAACGTATCCAAGAACGAGGATTGGGTCGTTCCATTTCTGTATCAGATGATTGACGGCACCGGCACGGTGATCGCTCCAATTGACCTGACCGGATCGACGTTGAAACTCGCCTTGCGCAGGCAGGAAATCGATCACGAAGCCCTGGTGTCGGTGTTCTCGCCGGACGGCGGGATCATGCTCACGGACGCGCCGAACGGGCTGTTTCAAATCGTGATTGTCCGTAACCTGCTATCGAACCTCGAAGCCGGGCAGTATTTCGCTGACATGGTCCGCCTGATGCCGAACGGTTATCAGGAGCGCATGTGGGAAGGTGTGGCAGTCGTTGTTGAAGGGACGACACGCTAATGGCAGAGCCGCTATTCGAGCTTGGCAGCGGAACACCGCGCATCACGCTGCAAGCGTACACGCCAAGCGACACCTCGCTGACGGTGCCGCTGGTTGGTCCCGCCGGGCCGCAGGGCGAGCCGGGACCGATGGGACCAATGGGGCCGGTCGGGCCTCCCGGCTTGGTCGGCTCGCAAGGACCGGGTGGGCCTCCTGGGCAGCAAGGACCGGCGGGACCAAGCACGCCGGGGCCGCCGGGGCCGACAGGTGCGCCCGGCCCCATTGGACCGGCCGGCGGCATTCCAGAAGCGCCGGTGGACGGAGCCATCTACGGCCGCGTCAATACGATGTGGCAGGCGATCGGCATCACCGGTGCGATCCGCTACGACATCACGCAGGGCTTGACGACGCCGCAGCAAGACCAGGGGCGCGCCAACATCAACGCCGTCAGCAAGTCTGGCGACACGATGAACGGATCGCTGACCGTCAACGGCGATCTCGGTTCTCAGAGACTCGGCGCTCCCAGCACAGGTTTGATTCAATTCGGTAATTCTGGCTCTCGGTATCTCTTTTTCGACGGCACCAATTACAACTTCAATGGCGGATCGGTCACTTCCTCCAACGGTCGTCTGTGGGGCACGAACGATTTCAACTACCAGCCGCTCAACAAGGCCGGCGATTCGTTGACCGGGTTGTTGAGCACTGTCGGCTCGTCGCCCGGCATCAACAGCGGCAATGGCTCGCAAGCGTTGATGGTCTATGGCGCGGGCGGCGGCAACGAAGCCTTTATGACGTTCCATCGGCCCGGCATGTTTGCTTGCAACTTCGGCTTGGCGCAAGACGGCAATCTCTACGTTGGCGGCTGGTCACTCGGCGCTGGCGTTCAGTACAAGATTTGGACGACGAAGGATTTTGCCTCGATCCCGGCAGCGCCAAATCTCGCGCCTTACGTCAACAATGCGCGCTACGTCTATCTGGGGGACTACAATTTTCAGTTCGGGACGGTGGCCGAACCGTACAACGGCGGGGTCGTAAGTGGGTTGGCCATGTTCGCGCAAAACGTGATCACCGGGCGCATGCGGCAACTGCAACTCTACACCACGGGTTGGTGGAATGTGAGTTACGGATGAAAATCATCGATCATGAAAAGTGGCTTCCATATAAGCCCGCGCAAATGCCGCCGGCCGCGCCGCCGAATACTTTGTTTGCTCGCCGCGAGAGCGATAAAACTGATTGGTACGACTACGTCAACAGCGGCAAGAATTTTGGAGCTGACAGCGTCAAGCTGATGGCGATCTGGCGAGAGGACATGGGCGGATATATTGTTGGTCCTGCGGTGTTTGACGCGACCATGTTGTTCCCCCCCAATCATATCGTCTTCGAGATCACCGACTACACCGGCAGCGACCCGCAGGCGGACTTCGGCGGCAAGCTATATGAGCCGGCCACGGGCACGTTCAGTGCGCCAACGATGGCGGCTGCCGAGCCTTCGCTTGCGAAACTGGTGGAGGAATTGACCGCGCGCATCGCCGTACTGGAAGCCAAGAAATGACAATGACCGTTGAATTGTTGGTGCCGCAGACCGGAGCCGCAGGCCCGGTGGGGCCGCCTGGACCGATGGGGCCGCAAGGTCCGGTCGGACCTCCTGGGCTTGTCGGATCGCAGGGGCCGGGCGGACCGCCGGGATCGCAAGGTCCGGTCGGGCCGCAGGGCATTCAAGGTCCGCAGGGCGCGGCCGGCGCGCAGGGGCCGGTCGGCGCGGGCGTGTCCACGGTCTACTATTCGGCCACCGCGCCAACCGGAGTGCCTGACGGAACGATGTGGTGGGACACCACCGCAGGCTTGCTCTATCTGCGCTACAACGACGGCAACTCGACACAGTGGGTGATTGCTTGCCCGCAGCCTGACACCTCGACTTATTTGACGAGTGTTGCGCAGGCGCTGACGGCTCCGCAGCAACAACAAGTCAGGCAGAACGTCTACGCCGCGCCGTTCGACGCGCTGGCGTACAGCGGGATGCAGGTGAACGGTTCGTTTGATGCCAGTCAGGAAAAGGGCTTCGCTGCAACATTAGCTTCCGGCTACATTTGCGACGGCTGGTATATGAGCGCGGGTGGCACGGTGGGGCCAAATGCGGCTGTCATTGGTGGTGCCAGCTTCGGAATACAGAATTGCCTTGGGGTTGGCATCAATACGGCATCAACAAATTCCGCGGACAGCGTTGAATTTCAAAATCGCATCGAAGGCTTCCGCGTTGCCCGGCTGGCCTGGGGCACACCGAATGCGCAGCCGATAACGATTGGATTTTGGACCGCACATCACAGGACCGGAACCTATAGCTGCTCCGTTCGAAATATCAACGGCACGCGCTCCTATTGCACGACCTACACGCAGAACGCTTCGGACATCTATGAATACAAGACTGTCACGATCCCAGGAGACACCGCCGGGACGTGGAAGTGGGATAACAATATAGGGATACTTCTCGACTTCGCGATGGCGGGTGGAACAGCAGCTACGGCACCAGCGGCGAACGTGTGGACCGCCGGGAACTATTTTGCCGCGCCAGGACAAGTGAATGCCATTGCGGCGACAACGGATGTTTTCCGCTTGACCGGAGTGGTGGTGCTGCCCGGCCTCGAAGCGCCATCCGCCGCGCGCGCGCCTTTCATCATGCGGCCCTACGATCAGGAACTTTTGCTTTGCCGTCGCTACTGGCAATGCACGAACAGTCAGGTGCCGAAAGGCGGGGGAAGTGGCTCGCTTATGGGCAACACCTATACGGTGGGGACTAACGCCATCTTCGGCTCGTGGAAGTTCGACCCAATGCGCGCGCAACCGACTCTTTCGATATGGTGTAATGGCGTGCAAAATCAGGTCAGAAATGATTTCAACGGTGCTTACCTTGCAGCAACTTTGACCGCAACCAGCGTGCTTACGCCAGATCGACTGAGTGGGGTCATCTTCTCAGGC